ATCAGTTCGGTTTTTTACCGCTTTAGATATTGCATAAGTAGCACAAGCAGCGACTGTAACAGCTGCCGCTCCTACTATTATCTTTTCATACCTAATCCTCTTAGATGCCGCGCTTTCAGCTTCTTCTTGACTAAGACCATTACTCTTAAATTTTTCCTCAAGCATAAGTCGATGCTTAGACTTCTTCTTTTCAGCAGGAGCATCATCATCGTATCGCTTCTTACCAGCAGGAGTTAAAGAACCGTCTTTTCTTTGGAATCTTCTAACACCCCAGCGTTGGCCTTTAATACCGTGGTGGTAAATCTCGTTGTAATTATAAGTCCACATTAATTCCTCCTTACTCAAACGCGTCTTTGTTATGCTTATAAGCGATGTAAGCATCCATCATCGCCGCTACAGCGTCAATCTTTTGATCATATCGCTTCTTTAACAGTTTTCTATTTCCATTGGTATCCTCATGAGTTATACAGTTACCCATTGCAAATGACATCAATTCCTCGTCAAATAAAAGCATACCTTCTTCTGAAAGTTTCTTTAATTCTCCTAGTGGAACTGATTCAGTTTTAGCTCCTTGAATAACTTTCTCGACTCCGTAAGGTCCGTTTTCAGAGGTCCATCTCTCAACAAATTCCTTAGCATTATACGGGTCAAATCCAAAGCATCGAACATCGTATTCACTTTCAATTATGTGATTATCGAGGTCCTCATAAACCTGCATCATGTCTAAGACAGCTCCTTCCAGAACTATCAAACTACCTTCATTCATGAATTGCGTGTATTTTGCTCTCATTGCTGCTGGTAATTTTGTTAGGGTTAACGAAGAAATATAGTTTCGAGTTTTTATACCGAAGTTACCATTAGATAATGGAAATAGAAAAGTGAAAGCACAAAAGTCATCACCTTGAGAAAGGTCTGCTCCTAAAGCACATGGCATGCCCCAATAGGAGCGTTTCTTATGTGGAAGAGTTTCTTCATATGTAAAGAAATATGTAAAGCCTTCCATAGGAATTCCAAAACGCTTAGCGATAATATCGTTCCTAGATGCTGGAGCTTTCTCAGCCTTTTCAACATCCAAGTGATATGTTTCATAGCTTACAGTGTACCCTAGATTTGGATTAGCCTTTAGCCATTTAGCTGGGTCTTCGACTTCCTCAAGAGAATCTAGTTTATACCACCATATGGACACATGTGGGTTCTTGTAATCACCCTTTAGTATGCTAGATAGCTCCATTTTGATTGTATCGCCGCATCCGTTACGGACAGTCCCCTCTGAACTAATAGCAACTATCAAGTAGTCATTGTTAGCGGTGTCACTTTGTTCCTTTGCTGCTCCTTGCGCGATGGCATCAATAGGGTTTTCTCTAATGTCGCCAGAAAGCCACTCGTCTATGGTAGCAAGTTTTATACGTAGACCTTGAAGTTTGTCTATTCGCATCGGTCTTACTTCTAGAAGAGAACCTGTTAAAAAGTTTTCTATGCCATTCTTTGTGGCGGCAAGTTTAACTCTATTAGCTTTGGAACCGGTAGTGTTCTGAAGAGAACCTTCAGTAAGAAACTTGAAGAAAGGACCTCTTGCTCTGGTTATAGAGGTTTTAATCGGAGACATCACCTCGTTTGCCTGCTTCATGGTTGGAGCAACAACAATCTGATGAGATGTAGAAGTGTCTATGTTTAAGAAGTAGTTTTGTAAGCAGCTCGCGTACATCGATTTAGCAGCACCTCTTGCTACAATGAGGTACTGTTGTGTAATTAGGCGTTTCTTGATTCTTTTTATTACATAGCGTCCACCGTGACCGTCAGGATTAGGTTCGTATATGCTTCGTTCTATAAAGTAATACCAACCAAATATCTGCTCTGCCCACAGTTTGAATGTATCTAGTAGGTGTAAAGGAGTACCATCAGTTAAAGTGAGTTCATTCTCACAGAAACTAATGAAACCGTCAACGGCTTTATCGTCGTAGTAGACACCCGGATTGTCTATAAGGTCGTCTATTCGATGCATCTCCATTTCGACTTCTTTACATATCGGTATTTCACCTCTAAGTACAGCATCTCTAAACTGGCCGTAGTACTTAGGGACAGCTTTGTTTGATAATGCCATGATAAATCACCTACTAACTAAAGTACCCAAGCCACTTTTCGTTTTTCTAAAATTTTATTAACGATTGGTTTACCATACTTAACAGCAAGAGTTGTAGTTGTTGCGGCTGCAACGGTAATAGTTCCGGCTATGGCTGCATACTTCTTTACAGCGCTATGACCTTTATTAACAACACCTGCTTGTGACTTTAGGTCTTTGTATTGTTTTTCTTTATTAAGTCTATTTATTCGTGTCTGAAGTTCTTGGTCACTCATAGACTTAATACTCTTTTTGTCGTGGTTTCTCTTGTAGTCGTCGTGGATGTCTGCTTTCCTTTTAGCTCTAGTTAGTTGTCTTTTTGACCTTCTAACACCCCAACGCATACCAGGGATTCCGTAGTGGTATAATGAATGGTTATCCATTTTGAATTTTCCTCCTGTTCAACTAGTCTGTAGATTCTGCTGCTATGTTAATTCGAGATTCTAGCTCAGCAATAAGCTTTTCATATGAAGCTGTGACAGCAGAGTTTTGTGGAGGGTCGAAAAGAAGTTTGACTTTTAAATACACATAAGACTTGATTGATTCAATTCGTCTGGTATCAGGGACTAAGTCTGTCCAAAGCGCAGATGAGTCTTCTATAGAGAATCCTTCTTCCGGTCCAACACCAAGCCGATTTAGAATCATAAGCACCGAGTTAATGTGTATGATTACATCAGTGTCGAATTGAGTGTAGTCTTCAGCGATGCCAAGTAACTTCTTTATTGATGTAAGTATACTCTCCATACGTGCCTCCTTATCTATCAGTCATCTCGTAATACCGTTCTACACTATTGGATCTCATACTGAATCCGACAGCTTTAATAGATGCTTCCCTACCAACTTTTATTATATCGGCAGCTTTAGTATTCATAACGTCTATTTTCATACTATTGATAGCATTTTCTGCAGCTAGCCATGATTTGGCACGTTCTTTATAAAT